AATCTGATTGCCGGTTCTACTAGCGGTAAGGGTGAGGAATTGTTAGCCAAAACTGCCGGAGCTATCCCCGGTGTTGGCGCGACTGCTGGAATGGAAAATATCGGCGCATTGAATACCATTGCCGGAGAACTCAGAAAAACGATTGAGCGTTCTCCTGGGCCGCAATCAGACAAGGATGTTGCGCTTGCAGCACTTGATGCAGCTGATATTGCCAATCCAAGCATTCCGTATAATCAACGCATGAAAGGATTCCTTGAATTCACTAGAATTATTAAGGAGCGCGCAAAGGAACTTGGGATTGATCCTAAAGAACTTGGGATTGATGTTGATACCAATTCTGGTTCAAGCTTACCGACCGCAAAAAATGAAGCAGAGGCCGAGGCGTTTGTAAGAACCATGAAGCCTGGCGAATCATTTATTGGTCCTGATGGCTTAACTCACACAATCAAAGGACGATAGTTATGGCTGGTTGGCGTGATGCTGTAGAAACCTCTGGAAGCTGGCGCGATATGGTTGATACCGCTGGTGCGCCAAAACGGGAATACAAACCAAGCCCATACGAATTCCAGCTAGATATTTCATCTCCTGAGACGGAATCGCCGTTAAAGCAATTTCTAAAAGGCGGCGCAATTGGCTTACGCCAGACGCGCATGGGCTTGCAAGGTTTGTTTGGTCAACCATCCGAAAGCGATTTGGCCGAACAGGAAGCCATGAAATCCTATCTTAATCGCTCTGGATGGGGTACTGCCGGTAAGGTTGTGGAACAGATTCCGCAATATGCCGCGGCAACAGCTCTTGGTCCCGCTACCACAATTGGTCGTGGCGTTATGTCTGGCCTGACTGCGTTTCTTACTTCACCAGAAGATCGAGCAAAAGAAGCTGCTATGGGCGCTGTTGGCTCTATTGGTGGAGAACAGGCCGTAAAACTGGCGGGCAAAGCATTGCGTGGTCCTGTCGCACAGGAATTTGTTTCTGGCTTGTATGAAAAAGGCATTCGCCCAACCTTGGCGCAAGCACTGGGTGGCGGTTGGAAAGAAGCTGAAGAAAAAATGACTAGCTTGCCGTTTGTTGGGTCAGCGGTTCAGAGAGCGCAGAAACGGGCGCTAGAGTCCTTCAATACGGCATCTCTCAAGGGCGTAATTGATGAACTCAATACGGGACTTCTAGAAGCCGGTGAAGGCAAAAATTTAATCCCCGGTGGTGCTAATGCAGTGCGTCAGGAATTGACTAACATTGGCAAAATAGAGCCTGGCGCCAAAGGCTTGGAGCGCGTCTATAACGCCGTTTCAAAAGTCTATGATGATTTGGCTGCCAACACAGAAGGATCAGTCACACCACAGCTTGCGGAACAATTGACTGCGGCCAAGGACAGAATGCACTCCATTTCTGATGAAGCTGGCAAAAGTTTTGACTCCTTGTTTAATCAATACATTGCTGGCCGCATTGATCCGAATGGGACAATTTCTGGGCAAACCATGAAAGAAATTGATTCCGATCTTACGTCTTTGATTTCTGATCTCAAAGGTGGCGGTTCGGTTGATAAAAACATGGCTAATGCGTTTGAAACTATCCAAAGCAGTTTTGATTCAATGATGGATCAAATGAATCCTGGATATGAAGCCATCAAACGTAACGCTGATGCCGCGTACAGAAAACTGGCGTTGCTTGGTAAAGCGTCTACTAGCTCTGTCGGTAGCGAATTGGCTACGCCTGCTAATCTAGCTCAACAGCTGCGTGCTGAAGATACCTCGCGATGGAACAAGAATTTTGCCATGAATAAATCCGATTGGTCGGATTGGGCAAGACAGAACATTGAATTAATGGGCAATAAATTCCCCGAATCTGGTACTGCGGCTCGATCTGCAATGGCAGATCTTGTGACCGGTGGATTAGCCAGTCAGTTTGGGGCCATTCCAGAAGCTATGGCAATTTACGGCACATCAAGAGCTGCATGGAGTCCGGCGGTGCAAGATTATCTTGTGCGTCAAGCCATGAAACAACCAGGACCGCAGAGAGCAATTGCATTGCAGGGGCTTCGTAAACTTCTTGAGCCAGCCGGTGCTGTTGGCGCGTCTTACGCTACTAGTAGGTAACAACCATGTCCAACGCATATCTATGCCCTATTCTTCAGCAGAATCAGTTTACTGATAACGCTAATTTTCTTGCTGGCGGTTTGATTTGGTCATACGTTGCCGGAACGACTACGCCACAGGCTGTTTATACAGATTCAACGGCCGCAACCGCATGGCCTAATCCGATTGTGTTGGATCAGCGTGGAGAATGTGGTGGTGAAATCTGGTTAGCTGCAGGACAGACGTACAAGTTTGTCCTTGAGGAAACGCCATATTATGGCCAAGTGCATGGCACTGTTGTGTCTACGTTTGATAACGTCAATGGCGTTAATGATGCAACGGTAGATCAGACAACGCCTAATTGGATTTCTTATTCTGGTACGCCGACTTATATCAGTTCAACATCCTTTAGCGTGGCTGGCGATCAGACTTTGATCTTTCAGGTCGCTCGTCGATTAAAAACAACCAATACGTCTGGAACCAAGTATTCAACAATTGAATCAGCGACCTATGGCACAGGCATTACGACGATTGTGGTTCGCAACGATCCAGGCGATTCTCTTGACTCTGGTCTATCTGCTGTTTCTTATGGGTTTATTGAGACTGATCCTGCAAGCATTCCAGTAACGCCTAATCTTGCGATTACATGGACCGCGCCTCAGATTTTTACGTCTGAGCAGGAAACGCAAACTGCTGTTTCTATTGTTACTGGCGGTCTTACGCTGAATTGTGAAAACGCCAATGTGTTTACTGTTGCGCTAAATGCCAACATCAGTTCCATTACGTTTAGCAACGTCCCGGTATCTGGTGTGGCTTATGCCATGACTTTGATTTTTACGGCAGACGGAACCGCTAGAACCGTCACTTGGGGTGCAAGCGTTGCATGGGAAAATGGAGCCGCGCCAACGCTTACGTCAACCAACGGCAAAAAGGATGTATTTGTCTTGCTGACCTATGATGCCGGTACGACTTGGCTTGCATACATTGCGGCGCAGAATCAGTGATGAGCCAGTTCAAGCTGTCCGACAAATCGCTCCGTAGACTGGAAGGCGTTCACCCTGATTTGGTCAAGGTAGTTAAACGCGCAATTGAGATTACGCCTGTTGATTTTGTTGTGGTTGAAGGATTACGCACCAAATCACGCCAGGCGTATTTGTTGGATGCTGGTAAATCTCGCACGATGAACAGCTACCATTTGACGGGTCATGCGGTAGATATAGCGCCTATTGTAGATGGCAAAGTATCTTGGGATTGGAAATTCTTTCATCCAATGGCAAATGCCATGAAACAGGCTGCATCAGAACTTGATGTAAAATTGACTTGGGGCGGAGATTGGAAGACATTCCCCGATGGGCCTCATTTCCAGATAGACAGGAGTTAGCCATGCAACCAGCACTCAAATGGATTCTTGATCGCGCACAGGAAAAAACCACTTGGTTAGGTATTCTTGGCCTTGCATCGACTGTCGGCTGGTATATTGATCCTGCGATTGTCACGCAGATTGCCCAAGCAGGGACAGCTATTGCCAGTTTGATTTTAGTCGTTACTGGTGAACGAAAGTGAAGGATGACGATGATTCCTTGCGTGTCATCGATACTAGCAATAGCCTGACTAAAGAAGAACTTGCCGAGCTAAAGAAATTGGCCGCTATGAGCAAAACGGCCAAGATTATTTTCAGCGTTGTGTTTTCTATTATGATGTTTGTGGGCGTAGACCATTTAATTGAATGGCTCAAACACCACGGTATAACAGAATGAGACACTGCGGCCAATGCATCAAATGCTGTGAAGGCTGGCTACATGGAGTTATTCACGGAACTCAAATGTATCCAGGTGTGCCTTGTAAATATTTAAGCTCTACTGGTTGCGGGATATACAAAACACGCCCACCAGATCCATGCAGGAAGTTTGTATGCGAATGGCTAGCTGATGAATCAATCCCTGCGTACATGCAGCCGAACTTGTCTGGCGCAATTATCATCAAGCATGATGACCATGTGGAGATGGTTGAATGTGATCCGCCATTGAAAACGCAGGCGCTAGAGTGGTTTCTCATGGCTTACATATCTGGCAAATACGACAATATTACTTATCGCATTCACAACCATCCGAGAAATATCAGGACATCAAAATGAAACTTTTTACTTTGATTTTTGCGCTTACTGTCATGTCATGTGATGCCACGGCAGACGTTTCCTGCATCCAAACCTCAACCATTACAACCTGTAGCAACGGCATGACCGCGTATCAGCTAGGCAACATGACGCAATACAACATGCCGAATGGCGAGAACATGACTATTTGGAACACCAATATCAATCGGTATCAGGAAATACAACCCATACAGCCGATTGCACCCATCCCGCCGATTACGCCAGTGCCATCATTTCGGGTGTTTGAGCCATTCAATTAAATGGTCTACTCCAACAAACATCATAATAGAAAACCACTTGGCTAGGTATTCATTGCCTTG